ACAACCCAAACTATTTCGGGTGCAAAAACATTTTCAAATACAGTAAGTTTTACAAATGCATCAGTTACTTTTCCTTCTGGATTTGCTTTACCTGTAAATAGAGGTGGTACAGGTAGTGCTACTGCTTCAGATGCTAGAACAGCTTTAGGTTTAGTCATTGGTACGGATGTTCAAGGTTACGATGGAGATTTGCAAGCTATTGGAGCATTGACTGGAACTACTGGACTTCTTAAAAAGACCGCTGCAAATACATGGTCTTTAGATACTACTGCATATGGAACAGGTACAGTTACTTCCGTTGGAGTTTCTGTTCCTACATCGATTCTTTCTGTTTCTAATACACCAGTAACAACAACAGGAACTATTGCATTAGCATTAGCAACTCAAACTGCGAATTATGTTTGGTCAGGCCCAACAACAGGTGCTGCATCAACGCCTACTTTTCGTGCATTAGTTGCTGCTGATATTCCAGCATTAAGTTATTTGTCTACATCTGGAGGTACAGTATCTGGTAATGTGGTTGTTACTGGTACATTGGAAGTCCAAGGTACTACTACCACAATTAGCTCTAGTACATTAGTTGTGGCAGACAAGAACATTGAACTTGGAAAAGTTGCTACACCAAGCGAAAGCACTTGCGACGGTGGTGGTATAACTTTGAAATCAGTTTCAGATCATACGATTATATATACTGCTGCAACAACTTCTTGGGATTTCTCCGACCATGTTAATTTAGCTACTGGAAAAGCATTTAAAATTAATGGAACTACTGTATTATCTGCAACAGTTCTTGATGGTGTGATCGTTGACGGAGGAACTTTTTGATGTCAGTAACAGTAAAACCAAAACGATCTTACACAACTACTAATGTTCCTACATTAGCGAGTGGAGAACTAGGGATTAATGCTGCTGATGGTAAGATATGGATTGGAAACGCTGCTGGGAACACTAGTATTTTGGTTTCTTCTTTAGCTCATTCAGATCACACAGGAATTTTAACTGTTGCAAATGGTGGTACGGGTTTAGGAACATTAACAGCAAACAATGTGATTCTTGGAAATGGAACTTCTACCCCAAGTTTTGTTGCACCTAGTACAAGCGGTAATGTTCTTACGAGCAATGGAACAACTTGGTCGAGTCAAGCATCAGTATCTGGAATGCCTACAGGTGCTATTATGCCTTTTGCAGCAATTTCCCCACCAACAGGGTATTTGCTATGTGATGGATCTGCTGTATCTAGGTCTACATATGCAACTTTGTTTTCTACGATAACACCTAACAGGGGTTCAGCAACAATTACTATTGCTTCACCAGCAGTAGTAACATTATCAGCACACGGATTTCAAACTGGTGATATTGTTTACTTTACTACAACAGGTGCATTGCCAACTGGATTGACAATAAATACGCTTTATTATGTTATTTATGTAAATGCTACTACTTTTAGATTAGCAACATCAGCAGCAAATGCAGCAGTTCCAACACCAATTAATACATCTGGAACACAGTCTGGAACGCACACCTTGTTTCATTGCCCATATGGTTTAGGTGATGGAAGCACTACATTTAATGTGCCTAACTTATTACAAAGAATTCCAATGATGGCAGGTTCAACAGGTGCTGGATTAACTGCAAGAGTAATAGGAACAACTTATGGAACCGAAACGCATACTCTTGCTGCTGCTAATATACCTACATTAACTACGGGAAACATGAGTGCAAACTCAACTCATACGCATACATCAAATCTTCCGGCATTATGGGCAGAAACTGGTGCTAGTAGGGGTGGTATAAATGCGGGTACAAGTTTTCAAACTTATAACACTAATAGCGTAATGCAAAATGCAGACATACAGCATTCGCATACATACACAAATGCTTCACCTACAGCAATAAACCATGTATCACCAACATTAACCATCAATTACATTATCAAGACTTAGGAGAAAAAAAATGGAAATTCAAATAAGTGAGCAAACTTCTACAGATGCAAATGGGGTTGTTTCTGTTATTGGTTATTATGTAACTTTTGTTAATCGAAATAAAAAACGATCTATAAATGAAAGTGATTTATTTATTACTGGAACAGATGTAGAAGCAAAAATAAGCCAATTAAAAAAATTATTGAAAACTTACTTTGATGCACAGGTATAAAAATGCCAACAGATATTTTTGCAAATGTGACTGTTCAAGAAGAACCCTTTATGGTTTCCGTAAACAACCAAAGTGTTGTTGTTACGGCTTCAGACCCTGTTTCTAAAGTTACAACTATTGATGATACTCATGTTGCTGTATTCCGTTATGAAAGCACAACACCATCAACCAGTTCGTTTGGAATCACCGCACCTTCTATTTTTGATGTTGCGGGAAGCCCGATAGTTTCTAGCGGTGTTATTGACATAACATTTAAAACTGTTGCAAAAAATACAGTTCTGTGCGGTAAAACTAATGCTACTGGAATCCCTTCTTTTCGCAATTTAGTTTCTAGTGATATCCCTGACCTGTCTTCAATTTATCTTCCATCAGTTTCCCATGATGCTAGTTTAAAAGGTGATGGAACAGAAGCATCACCTTTGCAGATTGTTACTGGTGGAATTATTGGAAGCGTAAGCTCGGTGGCAATAGATTCTACTGATCTTATGGTTTACGATTCACCAATTACAGATTCTGGAACTATCACCTTGGCAATTGCAAATACTGGTGTTACTTCTGGAAAATATGGTTCTGTAACAGCAATTCCTGTTTTGACTGTAAGTTCTAAGGGGCAAATTACAAACGCTTCAACAGTTTCAATTCCAGATTTTGCAACAAATATTTTTCATCCATTTTTATTCGGGGGAATGTAATGGCACAAGTCCATAAGGTTTTAGGTCAGGTTATACCTACAGCAGCAACATTAACTAATCTTTATACTGTTCCAGCAGCAACCAGTACTATTGTTTCCACTTTGGTTATTTGCAACCAAACTGCATCAGCAAAGACATTTCGGATAGCTGTAAAAAAGTTAGGTGTATCAATTTCCGATGAAATGTATATTGCTTATGATTCACCAATTGCAGCATCAGATTCAATTTTCCTTACAATAGGAATTACACTATCTGCAACAGATGTTATATCTGTTTATTCTGCTGATGGTTCTGTTGGATTTTCTTTATTTGGTGCGGAGATTTCATAACATGACAGTAACTAATTTTACAAACAGAGTGGTAAATATAAAAAATGTTGCACCTACACCTACCCCTAGTCCAAGTCCTACTCCTACACCTACTCCAACTCCTACACCTACACCTACACCTACACCAACACCTACACCAACCCCTACACCAACCCCTACACCAACCCCTACACCAACACCTACGCCAACACCTACACCTACTCCAACACCTACTCCAACACCTACACCTACACCTACTCCTACTCCGACTCCAACACCAACACCTAGCCCTACTCCTACACCAAATTTAGTCAAAATTTCAGAGACTGGTAGTAGTCATACAGTTTCTGGTGATGGTTCGATGATGTCTCCATTAACAGGGTATGTTAATGATTCGTTGACAATAAATTATCAAGCTTCGGTTAGTGGAACACTTTATTATAATTTTAGTCTGTATGACATGATGTCTAGCGGTGCAATCGGTTATGTTACTATTAATGGAACTTACATAGAAGGTGTTTTGTATGCCAACGGCATGAATTTTACTGGAACAATAGGAATTTCTTCTGGTGACTCTTTGTCTATACTTTTTAGCATGGGTTCTGGGTATCCTGGAATGACTTATCTTACAATAACTTCAATTTATATTTCTGTTTAAAAAGCCAAAAAACTGTTCCAATTTTGGGCCTTAAATGATAAAATGCTTATTTATTGGAGGCGATTCAAATGATGTTCGCAGAAATAAATATAATCGACATATTTGAGCGTTTCGGGGTTTCTTTAAGTTTTCTGATTTTTATGCTGTGGGCAACTTATAAAGGTTTTGGGTGGTTAGGAGGTAATATATTATTGCCACTACATCAAAGACATATGTTGTTTATAGACAGGTTAGAAAACTCAATTGGCGAAGTAGCCAAGGCTCAAGCGGAAAGCTTGAGGATTTTAACAGAGGTTTTGAATTACACTAGGACTTTAAAAAAGGAAGTGAAACAATGATTAATTTTCCGCAAGCTATGCCTACAGATGCCATGATGCTAGTTGTTGACAAAGTGCGTGGCAAAAAAGATGTAGGTAATAAAGAATTTAGTAATGCACTTTGGAACATCGTTGGATACGCTGCTGATCAAGTTATTCCTGACGATAAGCAAATCTTTCAAGAATCTGAAGTTTCTCTTGAAGATTTTGCTGCAATTCTTGAACAAGCAATTCCACAGGGTGATTTCCACGGCAACCCAGTTACGATTGGAATTGTGCCTTGGGCAATCGTTCTTAAGACAGCATTAAAGCTACTGATCTCCGTTTTTTTATAATCGGGGATCACAATGGGCCAAGGTTAGAGCAGAACATTTAGAAAAGAATCCTTATTGTGCTGCTTGCCTTGAAGATGATCCCGAATTGCTTCAAGTCCACCATCTGATACCATACTCGGTAGATCCTTCTAGAGAGATGGAATCAGAAAATTTACTATCGTTATGCCGACCTTGTCATTTTCTTTTTGGTCACGCAAAAAAATGGGCCTCGGTTAATGTACATTGTTTGTCAGATTCTAGAATAATGGCAGAAAGAATAAGGAATAGACCATGATAAATCTTCTATTTTTAGTGTTTCTTCAAGTACCCACTATAGAGCTTCCTTTAAAAGTTTCTGGGCAACCAGGGGCGTTTATAAGCGTTCCCTCAAAGACTGAATCCAAGATTGTTAAATGGGTTTCAATTGATAAGGGTTTAAATATATTTCCTGTGGATCTGTTGAAGGATTCCAAAACTCTGGTAGTCACTTCGCAGATACAAGGTGTGTACAGATTGTTTGCTTATGTGGGTGATGGTTTTGGCCCTTCTGATCCAGCGTTTACATCTGTAGTAATTGGTGATGAACCCGCTCCCGCTCCCGCTCCACCTACTCCACCAGTAAATCCAGATGGAGATATTAAAGCAGCAGCAGCAAAAGAAGATAAAGACCAAGTAAAATGGTTGTCCATGTTTTACGATGAGCTTGCAAAAGAATGTCAGAAAAACGACTACGAATTTCTTACAGATGTTTTTAAAGCAGCAAAGGCAACCATCAATAAACAGTTCATGGAAAACGAACTTGCTAATCTCAGGGATGTAATTGGAAAAAGATTAAACCAAAAGCTTCCTAAAGACGGAACGCTTAAGCTTGATCAAAAACTCAGGGATCTTCTTACTAATGAATTTAACCAAATAGCAAAGGAGTTGAAGTAATGGAAGGAGCATTAAATTTCGGTGAAAGAAGAAAACCTAAAGCACCAGATTTACCAGTACAAGAAGAACCAATACTACCGAATAAATTTGGATGGTTTCCAATAAGTTTGCAACCTCAAGAATTGCAAGAAAAGTTTAATGCAAAGCTTGTTCCATTTCAAATTGCTGGCCCTCCCTTAGACCTGAAAGAATCGCTTCTTTATAAGGTTGTCAACAAAGCTGCTGGATATGAGTTTTTTCCGTGGAATCAAAAAACTGGGTCGTGTGTAGGTCATGGTGCTTTAGCTATGATGGCTACATTACAAGCAGTTGAAATCGTTACCCAAAAACAGACTTTTGAAGAATGGCGAGTTCCGTTCATTCTTTACAATTATGGACAGTCTAGAGTTAGGGGTGGGATGCATGGTACTGGAGAAGGTTCTTTTGGCAGTTCTATGGCTGAATCTTTGAATGAAGACGGATGCCCACCATTAGACGAAAGATGCCCACAACCCATTAAAGAACAGGATGGATCTTGGACTTTTGGAGCATCAGCAGAAACCGCTTGGTCAAATGGTGACAAGCCACCTGTTGATCTTTCTAATTCTGCCAATAAGTTCAAAGTTCAAAGCACCTCGAAGCTTAAAAATAGTGACGAGGTTAAACAGGCATTATCGCATGGATACCCTGTCACCATTGCCTCATCTTGGTGGGGATTTAGTGATGTTAAGATCAAGCCATCTGGAACCCCAGCTATTCAATTAGCATCAAGAAATCAAACATGGGGGCATCAAGAAGCTTGTTTAGGGTTTACTACGCACCCTGAATTTGGTCTAATATTCCTAATCCAAAATTCATGGGGAAATGCTCATGGAACACCCCCAGGAAATTTTGGCGAGCCTAAAGGTTCGTACTGGATTAAAGCTAGCGATATGGATAGAATCTGTTTAGAGGAAGTGTTTTCTTTCTCGAATTTTGATGGATACCCTGCACGAACTATCGATTGGTCGATATAATGTGCTTGGTTACTTTTTTTCTTTAGGAGGAAGCAATATGTTTAGTTTAGTGTTAGCAGTTGGTATGGTGATCGATCTGCCTATTCGCAAGAGTTGTTCAAACGGACAATGTTCTGCACCCGCAGTACAAGTCGAAAAAAAGGTTGAAAAAACTATTAAAATTGAAACTGTGAAAACAGAATCACAAGTTTTCCGTGGAGGCAAACTTCGCTTTAGCCTTCGTGGATCAAGTTGCTGTGGTCGATAGTTTTCGCTAAGATATATAGATAACCACAGGACACAATTAAAACTGTGTCCTGTTTTTTTAGAGGTAGCTAATGCGTATACAACCAGTACAAGGGAGCGGTGTAAATGTTGGCTTTGATGCTGCATCTAATAGCATTCAAATAAGCAACGAGGGCAACACTCCTTTTATTTATGTTGTAATAAACGCAAGAATACCTGTTGATAATTCTGATGTTGCTGCTGGATACCACACATACCATGATTTTTATGAAGTTAATTGGACTGGTAGCACTTTTGAAAAAGTAATTGGCGGTTTATATGCCGACTACGACACTAGATCAACTTGTGTAAAAATGTTTTCGGTTCCATACAATTTGGATGCTACATTTAACAGAAGAAATTTTACTGGAAATGGTTTGATATATCTTGCTAGATCAAGAGGTGTTGACAGGTCTGATGGTAGAGAAATTTATGAATTTCTTGGAGCAAGTTCTCCTGTTGGATCTGTAACTAATGTTCAATGCGTTGGAAATGTTTTAAGAGTAACTTATGCAGCGGAGTAATAAAAATGCCAGAAGAAGTAAATGAAGATTTCAGTTGTTACAATCCACATTCAAATCCAACTGGAGATGTACCACCAGTTCATTACAAGATTTATATGTGCGATTGGAAAGGTAAAACTCCAAAAGTTTTTTATGGAACATGGAATTTAGTTTCTGCTCCTGTTGGGTTGTGTTATGACTATCCATTAGCTCCAACTGCTGTAGAATTTACAAGAACCACAAAGGATTGCGAACAAACATCTTTTTATACAGCAGCTTCCAGATCGCCTTTGCCACCAGTACCTTTTGCTGTAGCAATCATAGATCCTCTTGTTTATGAATACAGAACTTTTCCAGAACAAGCAAATGATGGGCTTGAAATTATTGGTGATGCCATCTCTGGCCCAACTGGAGATACACCAACAGGAGTAAATTGTAGTGCAACCACATTTACTATGAGCCAAAACTTCAATAACATGGATTGTAAATTTCACATTGAAATCACAGGAATTTCATTTTGAAACACGGATATGGAATTAAAATTGATGGTACTTGTTATGGTAATGCAAGAAGGTTTTCCCCTATGGGGGATTGCACAGCTTATATTACATTTGATGATGACCCAGTATCAACTATTACAAGACCATTAACCCAATGGAAAAACAGTACAGATAAAATGCCAGCACCATTTTATGACAATATACTTCCTAGCCTTTCATACAATGAAAAATATATTAAAAATACATTTTTTCCAAATTACTATTTTGATATTAATGACATTAATAAATGGAATGTAAGAGGTATAAATTGTTATGGTGATCCACCATTATGTGATTATGAATTTTCTGGGCCAAAATTTAAAAACACTCTTGCGGTAATTCCTCTTTCAGAACACAAAACTAATCCAATAACAGCGTTAAAAAACGGGCGGTTATCTTATAACTTTTTAGATGCAGATCCTACAGATATTCAATCTGATTTAATTGACCCTTTAGAATTTTCTGGTGTTTATCCTTATAGCCCAGAAGATTCTGAAACAATAAGAAAACCCGCTGGCTGGATGTTTTCAAACAAAAATGTTCCAGAACCTTACTACACAGAAACAAATTATGAAGGTGGAAAAGGAAAAATAGATAGGTCTACTGCTAATACAACACAGCTAAATTTTATGCCTTTTACAGAATCACTTAATGTATTTGATTTAAATGAAAAACTAATTGGCGAGTTTGACGGATTAGCTTTTGTTTTATTTTATGGGGAAATGGCTTATAAACTTCCTTTTGATGATTTTCCGCAATACAACGGATTAATATCAAATGTTTTACCTTCTTATCAAACTATTGGATTAGAGGTTAATATTTTTCTTGCTGGAAAAAATGTTTTAAGTCCTCGTATTGGAAGAATGAGGTTTTTTCTTCAAAACAGAGGTGTAAAAAACGATCCTGCAAATAATTATTTTACAACATTTTTTATGAAAAATGAATCTGCAAGTTATTTAATGCCAATGAATTTCAACATTAGGCCATCACAGTTGAATGCTGGAGATGATTCAACAAAAACAGTAAATCTTCCTTTCAGTAATCTTAAAGTAATGGTTGGTGCTTAATGGCATATGTGATAACAGGAACTGCTAATTTAAATAAAAACCATGTTTCTAGGGTAGCGTATAATTTATGCGATCCAGATGCTGTTGATACAAACAATTTTGACATTAATTGCAGTTTAGTTTGTTATTTAAAACAACCTTTTATTTCTGGCATGGCTTCTTTTTTTACTTATCGAGAAGATTGTAACAACAACCTTATAGGAACAAGACTGTATACACCTAATATGTTTTTCACAGCAATTGGTTGCCCTACCGATTACAATGAAGAAAGTATAAATAATAATACTTGGGTAGGATCATCTAGTCACACAACTTCACATGGAGTTGTTGATGGTAATCCCGCTGGTTACAGAATTAAAATTGATGTTGTAATGACAGCAGTAACTGAAGGAAGATTAACCGCAAAATTCACGACATCCAGATTGATGCCTGGGAGTTTACAGTATGTTAGTTGCAATTCAATTACAATGGAAATGACAGAAACAAAAGAATCTGCTTCTTCAGATGGTTATGATGCAAGGTATTACGAATCTCCTTTAATGGCAACTTCTTTTAATCAAGATGATTGCGGTGGAGAAGTCAAGTATGTTAAATCAACAATAGCACTTTTAAGTTACCATTTTGGTTGTTCTATTTCTTATGAGCCATCTGCTTCAAAATGCAATTTAAGAACAAAACGAGGTGGATTCATTCGTGAATACTCTTGTTTAGTTGCTTTGACGATGCCAAAAGACAAAACATCTTGGAACCCTAAAGTTGTTCAGCTAGGTGTAAATACTGAGCATTGTTCTGACAATGATACTTGCGGATGTTATTATTGGGATGGGAATCAGCTTAATCCAGCAAGAAGCAACTCAATCGATTTAAGAAATGTTGGTTGTCCAGACGAATCCCCATCAAGCAATATACAAAGGATTCAACACGCTTTTCTTGCTAATTCTGGGTATGGATCATATGAAGTTGTTTTAAAAACTATTGGGTTAAATTCTATTTGTGTTGCTGCAAGATTGGTTGGAATAAGTAATGGCCCTTGGGTTTTAGGAACATTAATTTATTTAAAATACACAAGTCCTTTAATTATGCAAGCGGACTTTACTGGACTTCTCGCTGGTGATCCAGTCTTTCAATTTTATGGTATGGAATTTCCAACTGCTTTAGTTGAAGATTGCCAAGTAAACCCAATTCAAGACTCTGTTTTTTTTGAACCACTAGAAGAAAAAAAATCTTTGGTCAAACTAGATGAAAAAATAAATCCTGTTTCAGATTCAAATTTGATGCAAGCTAGGGAAATGATACGAAAGATTTACAAGGTTAAACAAAAACCTTGTATTAGTTTGGGGATGGCATTAGAAGAAGTTGCTTCATGTGGTTGTGGTGGTAGCGTTCTGCACATCTGCAAAATACATAAAACCTGTAGACAGTCTGGTAATGATGATAAAGTTCAACTTTGCTGGAAGTGTCCAGATTATGTGGAATAATTAAAGGAATTGTTTATGGCTTCATTTATACCTTTTAATTGTTTTGCAGCAGATTTTGCTGATGGCCAACATCTTTTAGACAAAGATGTTTTAAAAATGGCATTGGCAACAGGTGTTTACAATGCTGAAACTCAAGAATACGAACCTATCCCATTAAATAAAACGAATTGGAATAACACCGATTTTCCAGAACCCTTTGGAAGTCTTTCGTATCCGTTTGGAGGATATGTATTAGAAAAAACTAAATACATTGAAAACGATAAAATCTACAGCTTGTTTTTAGGAAACATGGAATTTTTTTGTCCAGAAAACCAATTTTTTGGCCCATTCAGATATCTAGTTATTTACAATCATGCTATCAGCGACAGGCTAATGGGCTATTATGATTACACGGCAAATATAGAATTAAATTCTGGAGAAAGTTTTTTTATAGATTTTGATCCAGACAAAATTGTTCCAGCTATAAAAATAGATACCACAGCGGGTGCAACACCACCAACCCCTGCACCAACCCCTACACCAACTCCACCACCTCCAATTTCTCCAGTTGGATTTACTTTTTTAGATCAAACTGGAACAGGGGATTATGTTGGAACTTATTCAGGTAAAGGCATTGGGAATACCCCCCCTGTAAATCCTGAACCATTAGAAGTAAAAATGTTAAGTGATGGAAACATTAAATACATGAATTTTAAAGCAACAAGAAATGGGATTTTACACTACAAATATAGTGTTAAAGATCCTAACAAAACAGAAGCAACTGCATCAATGTCAATAAATGGTTATCAACAAAGTTCTGCAAATAGATTTACAGGAACTGTTTCAAGTTCTGTAAATGTTAAAATTGATCAATTTGTTGTTTTTAGTTTTAATTCTGGTTACATTCCAGAAGGAACGACATCATCAGCATCAGCAAATTTTTCTGTTTATATTGATTAGATGTCCGAATGAAACTTTTCACCCTGCCGCAATTCTACTTCGGGTGAAATTCGCCTCAGGAAATTGCTAAAACAAGTCCTAGAATCATTCGGACAATGTTAATATATCAAGCCTGTTTCTTATCTTCAAGCTTTTCAACAGAAATATTTATTGAACCAGGTCGAAGCGATTTCATCAGCCCATCCGTAGGTGAACCCATGATAGATTGAAGTTCATGTCTAGCATCCGAAGCAGCATCAAGCTCTTTTTGCCATTCGGTGAATCTCATAAACATTTCTACTGCTTTTGTGTTTCCTCCACGCATACTTCTAATCAAGCAGTTTTTTACGATAGCCATATCTTCCTTAGTGATGGATTCAACATAGAATCGTTTCATCTCTTGTATATGGCGATAGTATGGATTTAGGTACATATTATAACCTCCAGTTTTGTTTTTTAGAAATTCTTGCGGAAGCCCTGCCTCTATCTCTTATGTTCTTAGGTATAGCGTTATACATTGTTCCTCGAACCTTCCTGTTTCTTACTGCTACAATTCCAAGCCTTCCTGACCCGCCTCTTCTAAATGGTCGAGCTTTTCTAGCAATGATTGAATAATCCTTTAAGCTAGGCGAACCATACCAGTATATAAAGCCACCCCTCCAGTTATTTGCCACCCATTTATTATAAGTAGCCTTACCTACTCTTGGGTAAATATAGCCGATATTTGGGCCTCTAGCTCGCATTACAACCGAACCTGACTGAGCCTTTGCCATAGGAAAGTATTCAAGCGATTTCATCCAAGCAGAAGGTGGTGTGTATATGATAGAATTACTGGTTGCTTCAATATCTGGGTTAGGTGCTGGATTAGTATTCGTAGCCCTGCCCACCCTCTTAGATCGGTCTTCTAAAAGTTTCTTCAATTTTTCTATCGCTCCTACTAAATCTGCCATCGAAATCCCTCTTGATTTTTGCTAGAATACTGTTACCTATTTTACCTTGTTTTTGAAAGGATGCAATATGTTAAACAAAGCTGGAGCGGATTGGATGGTAGAAGCCATTGCTGCCTACGAAAAAGGAAAGCCTTCTCAATCAATAGCAGCAAGTTTGATCTATATCTCTGAGACACTTGAACTTATGAGAATGTTGATCGACCCAGAAACACCCGAAAATGTTGAATTTCCAGGGGGCAAGGAGTTTCCAAAATCATGATCGACTCCGATAGTTTTTATGAAATGCTGGAAAATATCCAGCGTGGAATTGATTTTAAACTGGCAATGAAGGCTTTCGGGATTTCCAGAAGGGATCTTGAACCTTGGCACAAGAAGGAGATGGTCAAAGCAAAAGCACAGGCCACTATTGCCATGCAACAGGTTATCCATGAACATGGAAGTGAAGATTGGCGAGCCATGCAATGGATCATCGAGAGAAATAATAAGGAACGAGATGATGAGCAAGAACTCCAAAAACTCCTCAACAAACAACTTGCAAAAGAAATGGCAAAGGGTCTTATCGAGTCCAATATTGCAGGGGAAACTTTCGGAAATCCAAGAAGTGAAGAGGGTGAATCGGGAGAATCAGAAGACTATAGTGATTCCGAAAAACCCAGGGGAGTATTGCGAATACCTAGGGATAAGCTTGACCCCCCAGCAGATGGAAATATTTGATTCGGTTGCCAATGGTGCAAGAAAAGTTTTAGTCAGATCAGCACATAATCAAGGCAAAACTTTTTTGTGTGCTGTGATCGCTTCATGGTTTCACGATCACTTTACACCATCAGAAGTTTTGATTTCAGCACCTGTTGCCCAGCAGATCAAAGATGGTGTGTTCAAAGAATTACGCAGGGTTAGACCAAGAGATCCAAACTGGATGCCCAAGGCTAATCGTCTTGAAAAGAATCCCTCGCATTACATCCAGGGTTTAACCGCTCAAAAGGCTGATGCTTTCCAAGGTAGACATTCCGCTGGTGGTTTGTGCATCCTGTTTGACGAGGCATCTGGTATTGAACCCACATTCTGGGAACGAGCAGAATCGATGCTTTCAGCCAGCAAAGAGAATTGTTTATGGTTTTGTATTTTCAATCCATATGATGCTTCATCACCCGCCTATTTTGCTGAAAACTCTCCTGACTGGAAAGTGTTTCATTTATCCGCTCTTGACCATCCTAATGTTGCTTTTAAGGCCGATCTTGTGCCAGGTGCTATTAATTATGAGTATGTAGAGAACCGCATCAAAAACGAGTGCAGATCCGCCAGAGAAGGTGAAGAATCTGAGCCAGGGTTTTTTACCTTCAATGATCGAAACTACATGGTTGAAGACCCGCTTTTTGACATCCAAGTTCTTGGAAGATACCCAAGTAAGGCGATCAACTCGGTATGGGGTGCTTTGGCACTTAAACAAATCCTTGATCCGATTCCGCTTAATAAGGATTGGGTGGTTCAGATTGGTGCTGACCCTGCAAGGTTCGGTGACGATAGATCCTGTTTAGTTGTCAGGCATGGATGTTGCATCATAGATGCGAAGGAGTATCGTGGATTGTCTACGAAAGAGTTCTCAGAAAAGATTAAAGAGTATTGCCAAAAATATGAGAACCCAAGGCAATCGCAATACAAGATCCCTGTGCTTATTGATGAGGGTGGTGTTGGTGGTGGTGTGGTTGATAACAAGGGTGATTATATGTTCTATGGTATTAATTCGTCTGGTGAAGCACCAAGGTGGCGGGAGTTCCCGAACATGAGATCCGCTCTTTGGTTTGAAGCAGCGGAGCTTGCGATGGAGGGTAAAGTTTCAATTGGGCATCTTCCACTTCATATGCGTGAAAGAATGATGGAAGAACTTAGAACTCCTGTATACATTGTGGATACGAATGGCAGAAGAGTGGTTGAATCTAAGGACATGATGAAGCGAAGACTTAAGCACTCTCCTGACCTTGCAGATGCTTTTAACTTAGCTCTGATGTCGATCCCTCGAATTGGGATCGAGAAGGTGATTGGTCATTTATAACAATGTACATTGAACCAGCACCATTCGCATCTCGGCTTTTTCTAATTGAAATTTCACCGCAATCTTGAAGGTATCGGATTGCATCGTCAACACTTTGCCCGCTGTGTACGATCTTTCTTAGATGTCTCTTAGCATCGATCATTTTTACACCATACACATCTGGTTCGATTTCGTTTAGTGAGTCTTTGATCATGTTTAAAAGCTTGTCAGTAATTTCACCAAACTTAGTATCGCTTACCATAACTGTATTAGCGGTCTGTCGCTTGTTAACTTCACGCACAAATTTAAATCCAGAAGTTACTCCAGCTAGCGAAATCGTATCAGCGTTTATGTCTTGGCTTAATTCCCACAGGCAAGCTATTTTTAAAGCTAACTCTGGAAGTCTAGCACATGAAGAGGCTTTTTCTTCTTCGCTGTTTTTTTGGTACTTGGAATAAAGATCATCGTTTTCCCACACTTGAGTTTGAAAAAACTCCAAAGCATCTTCATCAAGAAGAAGTATTTTTGAATCCCTTTCAATCTGGTTTAGTGGTGCATTTCCAAGTGCATCAAGCTTAGTATCTTGCATAAATTCCTTGATGACTCCAGGAACAAGATTCTCATTCATGGCGATCAGTCTTGCAGCAACCTCAACCAAATATTCTGGAATTGGTTCTGATACAGACATTCCACGAAGATTCATCCTACCTCTGATTGCAGATTGTAAAATCAGCAAACGATTGTAAAAACCTGACCGAAGCATCTTAGGCGATAAAGCTTTGAAATACTCTTCGGGGGTCGATGAAGTCATAATGGAAAGGAATGGATAGCGAATAAAATTTTCTGAATCCGCATCACCCGCTTTAGCTCTTCTCTTAATATAATTTGATGTGAACAGTTCTAGCATTGTTCCCATGACATCATTGAACCTTGTGTCACCTGACTTTGCTTTCTCAAGATCAAATGCACCTTCATCAGCCATAAGGAACTTCGGCCCTTGAATCACCTTTTCTTCAAGACCCTCTCTTGAACCTACCTTCGTCATTAGCAAGCTTGCGTTATCAATTTCCATACAGATTCTAGCGTTCAATTTTCGTGGAAAATCTTTGCCCGAAGCTGTCAAACCAAGCACAACAATGTATAGGTTAAGCTTTAATTCATTTGGCCCCATGATGCATCTTCCCACTAAAGCGGAGAACATACCTAATGCAGATGCAGCAGCAATTCGCTTCTCTGGGTATAGTGCGTTTCTCATACAGTAGTCGATGTATGTATCGATCCAACCAGGAAATGAAATCGCATCGTCAGGCACAATGTCTACAGTTCTGACCTGTTTAACTTTGCCCGACTTTGTTGTTTCAAGGAAATCCCATCTTGATTCATTCACAGGCTCGTCTTCAATCTTGTCTATTGAATACTTAGCAAAAACCTGTGCGTAAAATGTTTTCCACTCTCTACTTCCAGGCTGCCAACCTCTACTCATGCAGTAAACATAATCTTTGGTAAGTGGAATGTTTGGACTCAATCTCCAATCCAATGGACTGAAATTCCAATAGCGATCCATGCCACCATTTTTGCACCCTGCAATTGCGTTAGGTTCTCTTCCTGACGAATCGGGATGCCAAACTAAAAAGTAATCATGCCTGACTTCAACAACTCGATAGGAATCTGGAAGAATTTCGGGCCATGAAGTTTCCGCTCTCCATTGATCAAGGGCGGTTTTCTTTCCTATTTCTTTGTATTGGTAAGGTTCTTTATTTAACTCGATGAATCTCTTTGCTGCCTTTTGGTCATAAGATTGGGCAAATGACATTAGAAATTCATGCTCATCCGCAGTCAGGGTTGGAATAGTTGCCACATCCCCATGAATCATTTTATATGGCTTAACCAATCCATCAATTTTTGAGACTGCCTGAGAATAGAATCCAACCACATATCCACCCGCACCCCTTGTTTCAATCAATGGTGGAGCGATCTTTTTAGTAGATCCTTTAGCTTTAGCTTCGGCAAGCCATTTCTTTCCATTGTCCGTAGACATTACCGCCAATTCACGGCATTTTGATTTACCTAATGGCAAATAGTAGAAAATGTGTAAACCTTCAGATGGAGTGGTTTCCACGCATCCACACAGTTTATCGTGTAGCTCTTTGCTTGATGCTTCAAGGTCAGGAAGGAAATCTAGTGCCACTTTAGGGCAGTCGATATCAAGGCACTCAAGATCCTTGTTTTTTCCCACAACTGGGCCACAGTTGATGGCTATCCCTGCTACATTTGCATGACTGAAATCTATCTCAATTTCGAGGTCTGACAGCGGGTTAGCTCTAAGCTCAACTATGCGATTAGTTCGCTTAATTACTGGGGTTTTATCGACCTTAGTTGAGAAGACTGATAACCCTTGTTTACGAACTCGCAAAGCCTGTTTTTTTATTTCTTCCAAGGCACACCTATTCCTTTGATTTTGTTGTTAAATTAGTTAAGATAATGATGCTGGGTCTGCTTCCTCCCAGCACAGGGGGGATGGTTTCACCCTTTCGCCATTCCCCCGCTTATTACTCGATTGCTCTGAAAGGAATAACTATCGATATGATAGTACCCCTTTTCATTTATGTGTGCTTTAATAGCAGTTGGTTTGGGAATAGTATCCAGCCATTCTTGAGATTGCAAGCCTTCTTTATTCATATTCCAATGCTTATCTGGTAACCCTTTTGCTCCAATAGACTTAAGCCATTTCCAAACTATAAATTCTAATCCATGCTTCAATGAGTGATAGCATCGAATTAACTTACCTTCGAGCGTTTCGTGTGTTTCGAGTATGCAAGGATCGGATGCTGGAGTTTTACGATAAATCGTATATCCAGTAGCAACAATTTCGTATTGCTTTGGTTGTCTTCCCGCAAGTATTTCGCCATTGGTTTGACTCGCAGAAAGTTTCTCAGGGAATAAAGATTCTTCTTCCTTGGGTTTAAAGTACCCGCATGAAGGGCAAATAATATTGCCAATCCTGTGTATCAGATTACATGAAGGACAGCGTTTCACTTTAGCTGCTGGAAGTTCAATGCCTTGTGCATCAACTACAATTTGATCGATGCAACCATGCCTGAGAGCATTGTCACCGAAATCAAGTATCAAGCAGTTTTCTTTATCTGGAGCTAATCGAAATCCTCTGCCAACCATCTGATACCACAACCCCTTCGACATGGTTGGTCTCATCACCACAACGCAATCAATCCCAGGGGCATCAAAACCTGTTGTCAAAACAGCTACATTTACTAACCATTTAAAACTGTTAGCACGAAATCCATTGATTAAAAAATCTCTGATTGTTGAATGGGTTTCGCCTGTTATCATGTTTGCTGATTGGCCCTGCTTCTTTAATTCATTAAGAATCATTTCAGCGTGTTTAATCGATGAGGCAAACACTAACACAGATTTTCTTGAAGATGCTTTTGCGATTGCTTCTTTAACGCTTGATTGAACAAGATCAGCGTTTTCAAGAATTGCATCAAGATCCTTTGAAAAGTATTCACCCGCTCTGATTCGGACATTTTTTAGGTCAGGTGAATCGCTTGTACCCATCGTAACTAATGGAGAAAGAAATCCATCATCAATCAAATCTCGCACCCCGATTGCGTAGCAGCAATTGTCAAATGTCTTTTCCTTATGGCCAAAAATAATACCGCTCTGGAGTCTATATGGTGTAGCGGTTAAGCCAACAACCTTTACCCTAGAATTAGATATCTTTGCCTGAGACAAAAACTTTCGATACATGGTTTCTTTGTTCTGGCTTATCAGATGGCATTCATCAATCATAATGAAATCCAGATATCCAAAGTCAGCACCCTTTCTGTACACACTTTGAATCCCTGCAATCGTCAAAGGTTTTACTTCCCTTCGTTTTAATGCAGCGGAGTAAACCCCGATTGATTCAACAGGAAGACCTGTGGTTGTAGCGTAATGTGTACAAGTTTTGGATGATTGCTCAAGCAATTCTTTTACATGAGACAGAATCATTCCCCTGCAATTAGGATTGGCTTCAAATGATCGTCTGATTATTTCAGCCATAACTCTAGTTTTCCCGCCACCAGTTGGAATTACTATTACAGATGAATGACCAGGGCAATCATTCTGGAATTGGAATAGCGAATCCACCGCATCTTTTTGATATTTTCTAAGCATTTGATTTTTTCCTTTTAAATTTAAATGAATTTGCTATTTCACAAGCTTTAATAGTACCTTCTTCTTGATCGCTTCCGTCATACATCATAAGGGCTCCAGGCCTTCCCCATTTTTCAAAACAATAAGAACATATTGAAAAATAATTTTCGCAAATTACATATTCATTAACATCTTCATTTTCACCTTCATTAATACACCCATGATTACGAAAAACCGCACCATCTAATCCACAAGTAATATTTTTAGGATCTGGCTTCCCTATTGCAAAAACAATATTAAATTTGGATGCAATACATATTTTTATTGCACTATCTGTTTCATCTGGGGTTAAAGCGTGTTTACTCACTATGATCAAAAAATCTTCTTCTAATGCTTCAGGACAGCGAATTAAAAAACTCGGGTAAATTACATATCTTTCTTCAAACTTAAATTCCATAGCAGGTACATATTCCCATTCCCATCCTATTTCGGTTAAATATATTGCCCATCTCGCATCCAATTCTGAATTAAATGTTTTATCTTTGTATTCAAAACAAAATTCTTTTGGACTTCTTAATTTTTTTTTGTTATCACAATCAACCCCAAATATATTAACTACTTCTAAAAAATTTTTATACTCATCCTCGTTCATCACAAAAGGATATTCATCTTTGTTTAAATGAAGATAAATGTTTTCCAAAACCTTTTTTATTTTATTTTTGTCTCGTTTTGTCATCATGCCCTTCCTAATTTGGAATAACCAAGAATTAAATTCGTTGCACCATAGTTATCCGTTGTTTCGCCTATTTCGACTAAAAAAGGTTTGTCCACAAGTTCTTCGGGTTTCATCACAGTAGTGATCCCGCATGAAGAAGCTAGTCGAGCTAGCTTCCTTCTTGAGTCTGCTCGAAACTTCGTGTCAGTTGAAAAGATGTGGAAATTCGCATCTAATGCCCTGCCCTGCTGCGATCCTTGAATGATCTGCATATCGCAAGCAAGGTACTTGTTTCCGGCCCTGCTGGTTTTAATCTCCGCTCGCATGATGCGAGCAGAGTAAGTTCCAGCGGGAATAGGTTTAGTTTCTTCGGGATCAAATAAAGGTTCATCACTCATGAATTACGCTCCAAATAGGGTTGGCGAATTGTCTACAAATTTCTTCCTTTTGATGGGGAAGCTAACAGGTTTGATTTTTCTTTCTTGCACCCGCTGAACAGGATCTGTCTCAATTGATTTAAGAACCCGAATACCATTGTCATCTTCGATAATTAATCGGGATGGAGTTCTTGGAGTCCACAGAGCGATATCCAATGCATCTTCTAAACACTCTGGGTAGTCAGACTCAAAGGTATTTTTCCAAGATTCTTTATTAGACCATGTAGGCGGGAAGTTGAATTTTTCAACAATAGGTTCTGGGTCAACTGTCCAATGATGTGCTACTAACTGACCATCTTCAGTAGACCAATCGGTATCAACAACTGAAGCAATTCGTGAGCGATACATTCCCCTGCGTTCTAAAGTTTCGATAAAACTTTTTTCACCAAAAGCATTTGTAACCGCTGCCCTTAATTCAAAAATGTTAGCAATAACTTCCATGTCTACCACTCCCTTTTAAATTTTAAACTTACATCCATTTTTTCGATCACAGGACTGTCAGACATCAACTGTGTTGACAATCCTGTTTCAATCGAATTTTTTGTTCCTTGGCATCCAACCAAAAAACACACTAACAAAATAAAAAGTTTACTCATGCTGCACCTCCTTACCTTTCTTATCGGTTGCTTCCAAGCACAGCATGAGCAAAGATTAGATAGCTTTCAAGAATTTTTCTACATTCTCATATGTAGCACCATTCTTCTCGCTATTCTTGATTTTAACTACACAGGACTGACCAATGATATTGGTCAGGGTCATCCGATCTAACCCAAGAGCAGCATCAAGACTCTGCCTTAGTTTTGCGTGAATATTGCAAACCTGTGGGTTAGGATGACCATCCTTGATATACAGCGTAAAGGTTTTAAACCTCCCCTGCATATCATGTGGGGCATCGATCTGACAACCAAGAGACAACCATTTTTTGTCATCTTTGGTGCGGACTTCAGCCCTAGTGATTGTTACTGGATATTCCCCCGCAGGGAGGATATCGGATTTCTGAAGTTCCTTCGCTTCATCAACCCCAAAGATTTCAAAGTCATCTGATAAGCTCATAACTACTTCCCTTTCTTAAAAATTTCATTGATCTTAGTAACAAAACTATCAACAGTCATGGTTCCAGTTACGCCTGGAATCCTTGATTTCGCAGTCAAACCGCCCCTTGGTGTAACAGTAATGGTTCTGCGAACCTCATTACCATCTTTCTTAATAATCGGTTTACCATCGTCACCCACCATTAGGTCGATTTCAATAAATCCAATTAAATCAGCCCAAGAAGTAACCCATTCAGACATGGCTTTATCAGCCCGAACCCCAAAAGAAGCGTATTCACCTCTTGTTGGATCATTTACAGACTTTACTGTTGAATGACATAAAAAGTAAACACCAAGATCCTTCTTAGCATTAAGCGAGTTAATAAGCAGAGACATCTGCGTTACAGACTCAACAAGACCTTTACCATACCCACCGCAAGCTAGCACGATTGACGATGCTCCACTCGTTTGGCAGATGTGCTGATGTAGCAATCTTTCCAAAGCGGTCAAAGAATCGATGACAATATTTTCGTAGGAAAACTCTGTAGATGTTACGATTTCTTTGATCGTAGCTACAAATTCTGCCCATGTTTTGATTGCCACGCAATCAATGTCTATGCCTGAGATACCACCCTCTACATCAAGAAACAAAGCTTTTGTAAGCTTCGATCCCATCGTAGATTTACCCGAACCTTCAGCCCCGAAAACAACTGCTTTCGGTTTGTTAAGCTGGCCAAAACCAACAGGCTTCCCAATTTTCATGTTAACCTCTTCCTTTAAAAGTAACTTCAAGCTCGTACTTCTTTAAGCCGTGATACAACGATATCACTTTGACCGATTCAACATTTGCCCCGAATTGGGTGCGAAGTCCAATCCTTACAATTTCTTCAAGCTGTTCGTTTGATAATTCAATAGAAACAACTGTGTTTAGATCGCCCATTTTCATTCTCACTTTTATGATCGTGTCAGAATACGATCCTCTGCCCGAAGTGATGTCATCTATGCTAGTTATGCTCATCATCTTGTTTTGGCCAATAGCATGGGTGCTAATACCATTAAACAAAAGAAACTTCAAAAGCTGCTCGTCAGCGTTAACAACACCTGTTATGGTTAGCGGTTCCACAGATACATCGTCATTAAGACTGCATGGTGGACTAAAACTCGGAGCAACAATTTGCCTCAACTCTCGATCAATCATGGTAATTTCATCTTCCATGACATCCCCTTTCGTTAAAAAAAAAGTAAAAACTAGCGGTGCGTGTGCTAGACTCGGTAAAATCTAGTGTCTTTTTAAGGTTTGCAACGAGCTTACCCATATGACCACCGCTAGTCATCATCATCATCCAGATGTATCTCCGCATCTGGATAAGATTGTGGTTCTGTTTTAGAAGCGTGTTTTTTATCTCTTGGAATTATTGGTATCGTATTATCACCTGAGTGATACAGATCAATTCCATAATAAAGCCTAGCTTCCAAAACAATTATTTTTTCTGTGCTTCCAGGGGGATGTGGACAAAAGCTTGCAGCTTCGTCATACGAGAGAAGTTTATGTTTTTGCTTCTTAGGCATCGTGCCAACTCCAAACTCAGTTCCACTCCCACCACATCGTCTATCCTACGATTAGATAATTTAAAAGTCAAACCCAAATCAGAAAAAAAAAGAAAATAAAGGAAAATAAAAGATTCTGTGGTAATTAATAATATTTATGCTAGAATAATAATGTTGGAAATTTAATCTTTTGAAAGGGGTGCTATATGTGGTACGCAATCCACGATAATCTTCTCGCTTTAGCTCGATGGCTGAAGGAAGAAGGACAATGGGATGGTGCTGGTGGTGTGGGAAATCTGATTTACTATTTTGAAAAACCTTGGAAATATGATGCTGAATGGAATGCCTATCAAGCATCACTAGAGAAGGAGAAGGGAAATGCCAAAAAGACACGGGTCTAAAAAAGATAGGCAGAAACTCACAGTAGTTTTTCGACCTAATTCGGATTTAAAAGAACAGTTGAATTTTCTGGCTTTGTCCCAGAATAGAACTATGAATGGTCAGGTTTTAGATATCCTTGAGAAATTTTTTAAAGAAAGAGCAATCTAATGTTTCCAATTGAATATGTGTCTCACTCCCGCCTTGAATTGTTTAGAAAATCACCTGTTCTGTATAAGAAGACTTATATAGACAAGGTTGTGGTTCGTGATCCTTCTCCAGCTATGATTTTAGGTTCCTTAGTTCATGCAATGTTGCTGGAACCAGATAAAGTTGCGGAACGATTTTCCGTTGCCCCAGTCTGTGATAAGCGAACTAAAATTGGCAAAGAGACTTGGGATAATTTTAAAACATCTTTAGCAGATGGCGTTGAAATTATAACCCATGATGATGTCGAGCAAGCTAATAAAATGATTGCTGCGATTGCAGAAAATTCTGCATCACAGTATTTCAATTGTTCTGGCGTTATCCGTGAACAAGAGATTTTAACCACTATTGAATTTGATGGACAACCATTGCAGATCAAATTCATTCCTGATATGTATTGCGTAGAAAAGGGTTTCTTGGTCGATCTAAAAACAGTTGGTTCTTACGATCCTATGGATTGGGCCAAGGAATGTGTATTTAATGGATACTTAAGGCAGATGGCTTTATATCGATTCTGCCTTAGATCGATGCAAATTCCAATCAATGATGTGTACCATATCATCGTAGACAAGAACGAGTATCCTTCATGTATGATTTGCCAGTTTGATTCTAGCGATTTAGATCGTGCTGAAAATCAAGTCTTTGAAGCGATTCGCAAGTATCTTTCCGCTCACCAAACAGGTACATTTGTGCCTGAGTATTATGGCATTGTGCCAAAGATTACTGCACCAGCATGGTCATGGAGATAATATGCCAGTTGATCCAATACTCTTTACCCTTCCTCCATCAGCAAATAGCTGCTGGAGGAATTATAAAGGTCGAGTTATCCTTAGTGAAAAGTATCGCCAATGGAGGGAGGAAAACCTTCACCATGTGAATGATCGAAACAAGATAGAAGCCTGTTTGTTTCCTGTGGATGTACTTATTATGGTGTACCCTGGAAAAAACTGGAGAAAATCTGATCTGGATAATCGCATTAAGCCGATATTAGACCAACTCCAGCATTGTGGGTATCTGCTTGGTGATGATACTGATTGTGTTAAATCTATTACTATTAAGCTGTGTCAAAAGCTTAAAAATGACGATGAATCTTATGTGGCAATTGAGCTTACCAAAAACTAAAAGGAAAGGTTATAATGTTCTTTAATAAAGATTCGGGGAATGGAAGCCCAGAGGATAACAAAATGGCAAAAATTTCTAAAGTTGCAGCAGTTCAAACCTGTGCTAGAAGAGCTTGCTTTATCGCAAGAGAACTCACAGGGCTTGAAATAATGCCTGACGAGATGTTTGCTGCTGCCTCAGAAGCTTTGGCTAATCTATCGGTGCTTTGGGAAGATTCAGAAGTAGCTAAACGCAAGCCCGATTCCTACATTAATTTTGCTGCTTGTATGGCTTGCTGTGAATGGTCTAAGTCTGTCAGGAAGGTTGACAGTAACGAGCCTTACGAGCTTAATAAGAAGCGTATTGCTGACCTATTGGAAGAGGTTGCAGAAATTGTAGATGGTTTGTTTCCTGGGTTA